CTTGGATTCAAAAGTCAAGTGCAACGATCTGAGAATTTTTTAATTTCTTCGGTCATGGCCTGATCCGGGGTTTTCCAATTCAAGGTTTTTCGCGGTCTACCATTCAGCAATTTGGCAATGCGATTCAGTTCAAGCTGGCTCACTTGGGACAGGTCGATTCCTTTTGGCAAGAACTGACGCAGTAGTCCATTGGTGTTTTCATTGCTGCCTCGCTGCCATGGCGCATGCGGATTGCAGAACCAAATATCCAGTTTCAATCGCTTAGCGAGTAACTCGTGGCAGGCCATTTCACTACCTCGGTCATACGTCATGCTTTGACGCAGAAAGGCGGGTAACTTTTTCATCTGACGTTCAAAACCGACCAGGGCATCATCCGACGTACAGCCGTCCATCCGGCACAGCACAACGAAGCGGGTCTTGCGCTCAACGAGCACACCCACGGCAGAACGGTTGTATGCGCCTTTAATGAAATCGCCTTCCCAATGACCCGGAATCTGACGCTGCTCAACTTCCGCAGGACGGTGCTCAATCCTTTGTTTTTCCTGAACAAAACCTGCGCGAGCCGCTGTCGTACGACGCCGTCCGCGCTTGGCCTTGGCCTGTCGCAATGACTCGATCATCCCTTGTCGCAAACTCCCACGCGGTTGGGCATAAATGGTCGCGTAGATGGTTTCGTGGCTGACCGTCCCAGGCCTCTGTTCGGCAGGCATGGCACTCAAATGTTTGGAAATTTGTTCAGGTGACCAGCAGTCATACACCAGCCGGTCATGCACGTGCTCGTACAAGGCCGTGTCTGGTTCCAAGACCGGCTTACGCACGCACTTCTGACGGCGTTCCCTATAGCCTTGAGCGGCTTGCGTGGCATCGTAGTCCAACGTGCCAGCGCGGCGTATCTCCCGGCTAATCGTGGATACGGAGCGCCCCAACCTACGGGATATTGTACGCATGCTCTCATTGTCTTGGCGAGCCATCATGATGGCAACCCGCTCTTCGGTACTCAAGTGGTGATAGGACGGTGACATGTTTTACACCAATAAAAAATGTTGCACTTGGGATTTGAGTATAAGCNNATCCCCTTTGTCACCAGAGGGTGCTTTGGCCTTGCCCTTGGGAGGTGGCGGTGGCGGGCTTTCAGGTTCAGCCACCGGCACAGGAATCAAGCGCTTTTGCGCCAGCAACACCTGCGTAAACTGGTGATCAGGCGGAAGCTCCACGGGCTTTTTCGGGTTCAACAACACGTCCAAATCCTGACCGTCCACGCGCAACGATGCGCCCGATAACGGCCCAACATAGGTGTAGGTCTGCATGCTCATCAGTTTTCCTCTTCAAAATGCGGTTGCAGCAATGCACCGGGTTGCGGTTCAAACGTCTGTACCTGCACAGTTTTTGTCGCCCACTCCTGCCCGCACTGCCAGATGCCAGTGGCGTGATCAATGACGTATTCCGCCGTCGGGCGCAAAGGGGTGTCGCAATGCGCGGGCGTAAAACCCGTCAAGGTCTCGCGCAATCTGTCCAGCCAGCCGATGACGCCATCCGGGCCGTTCAGTTGGCAAAACACCAAGGTCAAAGGCAACGTCAATTGACGCTCGACCCACATCAAACCCGTGTCTTGTTCCGCGCCAAACTGGCTACGCGAATACCCGACGAGCACCGCGCCGACCGGGTGCGCCAGGTGAAAACTCAGCGGGTCTTGCGGAAAAAATTGCACGTCCAGGTCTTTGCCGTGTGCCGCTTGCAAACGCTCAACCACGCTTTGCATGATGGCCTCGGTAATCGTCTGCGCCATCACAGCCTCCATGCCGACAACGTCGATTCGCCAAACTGACTCGGCGGCGCTTTGATCCGTATCGCACCCGCCTCCGGCACCGCCTTTTTCGTCGCCACGTCCCCCAACGTGATCCGCCCCGACTGGATGTGCTCCAACACCTTCACCGCACGATCGCGCTGCTCTTTGACGGTTTCCGGCATGCCGCTTTCCATGCGCCGCGAATACAACCCGTAGCACGCAAGCTGCAAGGTCAGCTCGCGCACGATGGTCGGGACTGGATCAAGCGGCAATTCGTGGCGCGCGCGCAAATATCCATCGACCATTTGCTGCGCGGCCTCGATGGCACGGTCAACGACCGCCACATCGGGATTGCCCGCCGCCACCGCCGCTGGATCGTCATTGGTCAGTTGCGCGAGTTTCCTCGCCGAAATGGCGCACAGCACGTCGGTCAGCGTCACGTAAGGGGTAGACATGACAGCGCCTTACGCAACCTTCAGTTCCACCAGCGCTTCCGGGTACAGGCACAGCGCCAACGGATTGGCTTGCGCCTCCAAATCCCACCCTTTGCCCATGCGCCGTTCCTCGGCTTTTGCGTAGAACGGCTGGCCCAGCGTGTTGACCGTCTCGTTGTAGTTCGCCGGTGCGTTGTACAACTCGTAAATACCCACACCCACCGGAAACACCTGCGCCACGTCGTCAGGAATAAACGTCTGGCCCGACACCTTGGCGTTGTATTCGATGAACTCCACGCCGCCAAACACAAAGCCAGCACGGTTGTCCCCCGCCAAGCGGTCATTGGCTTCCTGATAATTGGCAAACGCCTCTTTGACCTTCTCGTGATCCGTAAATTTGTCGAACCACTCCGGGCCACAAAACGCCTTGAAGCCGCTGACCAAGACGCCTCCGAGCTTTTCCTCGGCGTGACGCTTGGCCGACAGAATCTTGCCGCGCACGTCAGTCGTCGCCGTCCCCAGCGCGACCGTGATTTGCTTTTGCGGCACACCAAACTCGTCGTATAGATCGACCAGCACGCCGCCGTCGGCATCCAGTATCTTGCCGCGCAGCGCGCCGATACGCTGCCATTCGCGCGTGGCTTCAAGGCTGTTCTTTAGACCCTGCAATTTGTCGTTGATCACCTGCGCCTGCGGATCTGCCGGGGCCTCATCTCCATCGCCAAACCTGGACAAATTCTGAATCTCCGAAGGCAGTACTTGGCTGCTGGTCGGCAAGTGCGCCGTCTCGAACGTGCGCCGATTGCGTTTGATGTTGGCCACTGGCTGCGGATCGTCGTTTCTCGACACGTTGGGCACCAGAAACAGCCGCCCTTGGCGTACTTCAATGACCACCGTAGTCGTCGAAATACCGCGCTCGTTAAAAATCCCCAGGCTGCCCGCCTTGGTCGGAAGAGATGGCAGCTTGTTGATCGCCGCCGTCAGCGAGGTGACGGTAAATAAATCTTGCAAATTCATGATCGGGTTCCTTGGAATGAATCAAAGTTGGGTGCGCGCAACGATGCCGCGATCTTCCAGCCGTTTGAAGGCGGTCGCCTTCTGCGCATCGGTAATCGTTTCGGGCCAGATCAATCCATCGGTCGCCACCGTCGCGCCACGTGCAATGACCACGCCCGGCGCGTCGCCCGCCGTGGCATCGACCCGTTCAGCCGCCACCGCCGCAGGTGCACTGTTCTGGCCCGGTTCGTAGCGGACGTACTTGCCGCCCACAAAGGACAGCACCGTGCCGACCTCGTAGATTTCAGCGTGCTGCGCGTACGCGCCCCGGTCTTTGGTCCAACCGCGCGCCACTTCTACCAGCAGCACGTCGCCCAGGTGTTTGGGTTCGTAATGAATCGCCATGATGATTCCTCGGATGTCTGTAAAAAGGTCAAATGTGCTTGCGCCCGTTGTTGCGTCGTTCAGCGTCAGCAATCAACGGGTTGACAGAAGGCTTCGCGCCCGCTGCCCGGTTCTTGGTCGCGACTTCACCAAACGCGACCTGCGGCGGCAGACTTGCCAAAAACGCTTTGAACGCGGGCAGCAAGGGACGCGCCCGTTCTCCCTCGCCAAATTCGATGACGCCCGCCGTGTTGCGTTTGGGTTTGCGCCCACCCGCCATCTCCATAAAGGCAACCACCGCCGCACGATGGCGCGGCAGCACGCGACCCTCGCGGATCAGCCTCTCCGCAAATTCCGCCGCCTCGCCCGCCGCCGCTGCGCCTTCCTCGGCTTCGAGTTTTTCCGCAAGCTTCTCTTTTTCTTCGGATAACTGCGCAATCGTTTCGGCTTGTTCCGCGACCTGATGCGCCAATTCCGCCACTACGTCCTCGGCAGGTGCGTCCGGCTTGACCTCGGCATCAGTCGGTTTTGCGTCCGCCGGCGCATCCTCGGCTTGCTCTTCCAACTTCTTAAGCTTGTCCTCGGGCAGCACGTCGTCAGCAACCTCTTGCCCCTTGTTTTTGATCAACCACGCGCGCAGCTGCGCAAACAAGCCCGTGCCGGAAATCTCGCCGTCGGCATCGATGTTTTCCTCAAAGGTCACAATGCCCGTCTCACCCTCGCCAAACTCAAACTGCTCCAACCCTTTGATGGCCGGAACCTGTGCGCCCAGCACCCCCACGTGGCGCAGATACCACGAACCCGGTACCGGGTTGTCGGGCGAATCCGGGGGATAGAACGACGCGCTGATTTTTTTGAACGCACCCCCGCGCGCTGCTTCCGCAAACTCCGGGTTGATCTGACGCGGCACAGCGCGCAGCCCCGTCTTGTCCGCAATCAAGGCTCCCACCCAGCCGTGCGCCGGGCCGTTGCTGGCAGGATGGCCGATCACAATCGGCGCTTCGTGCAAGTCCGGGTCGTAGACGCGGGCGCACTGCGCCAGATCCGCCTCGGTAAAATTGAGCGCACCGCCCTGCATCGGCCGGTGCCGCCCAGGCCGGAAAATGTGCAGGGTCTTGAGCTTGGTCTTCGCTTTGGTCTTCATCCGTCGTCGCCTGTGGTTGTGGCTCGTGAACGTATTCATGTCAAAAGAGCCCCCACTGTGACAGCGCCAGATGCAGAAAACTTTTAATCTGGTTTAAAGATTTCAGACGCAGGGAAAACGAAACCCCGAAATCGGCGATGCGCCCAAAAACAACGCCCCTCGTACCGTTTTGGCAACAAGGGGCAAACGAGGCAGGGCAGACTGCCCCAAGAAGGCGTTTATAAACGTTTATAAACGCGGTCAAATCGCAAAGCAGTACCCAAGGTAGGCCAAGGC